CTTGGTCGTTCTTCTGAGATTCTGCGTGACGAACTGAAGTTTGCTAAGTTTGTTGGTCGTCTGAGAAAGAGATTTGCCAACTTGTTCAATGACCTCCTCAGAACTCAACTCATTCTGAAGAATGTTGTTTCCCCAGAAGACTGGGAAGTAATGAGAGATCATATTCAATATGACTTCTTGTATGATAACCAGTTTGCTGAACTGAAAGAGTCTGAACTTCTTCAAGGTAGACTTGGTAACCTTGCCACTATTGAACCTTATGTTGGTAAGTATTATTCTACCGAATATGTAAGGAAAAAGATCCTTCGTCAAACCGACTCTGAAATCATTGAGATTGATATGCAGATTGAAGATGAAATTACTAAAGGTATTCTTCCAGATCCTTCACAAGTTGATCCTATTACTGGCGAACCTCTTCCTCCAGCAGGTGGCGACCTTGGTGCACCAGTAACTGAACCAGACTTAGAGGCAGAAGGTGCTGCTACTGATGCACAGGCACAAAAAGACGCTAAGAAGGCAGAGATATAAATAGAAAATATTACATAATTAATTCAAATGGATAATGTAATCGATATGATTGCTACTGACGCAAGTTCGTCAGAAGTGAGCGACAAGCTTAAAGAACTTCTTTATGCCAAAGCGGCAGAAAGAATTGAAGCTGCAAAACCCATTGTAGCAAACACAATGTTCAATGAACCTGAACAGGGTGAAGTTGAAGTTGAGGATGAGGTTGAACAAGAACCACAAGAGGATCAAGGAGAATGATTATCAAAGTTCTGGCAGCAGAAGGTGATTTACAATCTGCTTCCAATGTTGACACTGCAACTGTTGTTAGACTATTCAATGGTCACACTGGTGCTCTGGTTATTACCAGAAAAACTGCTGGTGGAACAACTGTAGGAAGTTTGACAGTTAATACTAAAGAAAGTGTTGTATTGGAAAAAGATCCAACCGACACTCTTGAATCTTCTGGAAGCGGAGGTTCAGTAAAAGTCGTAAAAGTAGCATACAACATCTCATAAGAAAATGAAACTGATTACCGAAGAAGTATCAAACGTAAAGGTCATTGCCGAAGGCAAAGGTGCCGCTAAAAAACTCTACATTGAAGGAACTTTCCTTCAAGGCGAGATCAAGAACCGTAATGGGAGAATGTATCCTATTTCGACTCTTTCTCGTGAAGTAGATCGTTATTGCGAAACCTTCGTCAATAAAGGTCGTGCCCTTGGAGAACTCGGTCATCCCGATGGTCCTACCGTCAACCTTGATCGTGTATCTCATAAAATTACTTCTCTTGTAAGAGAGGGTAATAACTTCAGAGGTAAGGCACAGATTCTTTCTACTCCTATGGGTAAGATTGCATCTTCACTTCTTGATGAAGGTGTAAAACTTGGTGTTTCCTCCCGTGGTGTTGGTTCACTTTCAACCACCAGTGAAGGTCACAAAGTTGTCGGTGAAGATTTCCAGTTAGCAACTGCTGCTGATATCGTTGCCGATCCTTCCGCTCCTGACGCTTTTGTCAATGGAATTATGGAAGGAAAAGAGTGGGTTTGGGACGGAGGTATGCTCCGTGAACAACTCGCTGAAAGAACTGAGAAGAAAATTGAGTCCCTTGTTCAACAAAGGGCACTGGAGGAGCATAAACTCCAGTTGTGGAACGATTTCTTATCAAATCTTTGATTTATAAATAAATATAGATTAATACATTTTAATCAATAATGTCCGTTGGTAGCAATTTACAAGAAATGGAAAACGTAGTAACCAAAGGGGCAGCATCAGCCGATCCAATGCCTTCTTCTGGCATCCCAGTTGAAGACCTCGGCGGTCCTACTCCCGAAAACAACAGCCCTACTGATGATTCTAACAAGCTTAAGGATCCAGCAGCGACTCTTGCTCAGGTGAGAGACGTTGTTAATGCTAAAGCTGCTAGAGCAGAAGAAGTAGAGGTGGAAGAGGATCAAGAGGTCGTCGCTGAAGCAGAAGAAACCGAGGAAGAAGTAGTTTCTGAAGAAGAGACTACCGAAGAGGAGGTTGTTGCTGAGTCCGAAGAGACTACTGAGGAAGTCATCCAAGAAGAAGAGATTGACATCGAAGGCGATGTTCAGGCTCTGCTTGAGGGTGAAGAACTTTCTGAGGAGTTCCAAGAGAAAGCACGTACCATTTTCGAAGCCGCCATCAAGACCAAGGTCTCCGAAATTAAGGAGAACCTTGAAACTGCCTACCAGCAGGCACTGGTAGAAGAGCTTGAGACTATCAAGGAAGGTCTGACCGAGCGTGTCGATTCTTACCTTGAGTATGTTGCAGACGAGTGGATTCAAGAGAATGCACTTCAAGTCGAACATGGTCTCAAAACTGAGATGACTGAATCCTTCCTTGAAGGTATGAAGTCACTCTTTGAAGAACATTATGTAACTATTCCTGAAGATAGATATGATGTCATCGAGAGCATGGTAGATAAACTTGATGAAATGGAGAATAAACTCAACGAGCAGATTGATCGCAATGTTGCTCTTAATCGCAGATTAGCTGAGTCTACTTCTGATGTAATTTTCTCAGAAGTTGCTGAAGGTCTTGCACTTTCGCAGAAGGACAAGTTCGCTTCTCTCGCTGAAAATGTTGAGTTTGAAAGTGAAGCAGACTATCGTGAGAAGCTTGTAACTCTGAAGAAGTCTTACTTCCCAGAGCAGAAGAGCACTCAATCTGAAACTACCGAAACTATTTCTGAAGGAGTCATTACTGAGTCTACTCAGCAAGTCTCTGGAAGAATGGAGTCCTATCTCTCAACACTCGGTAGAGTTTCTAAAAAGTGATTCCTAAATCATAAACATTCAAACTAACTTTTTTTAGAGGTAAATTTCAAATGCAAATGCCTAGTTCCCAGGTATTGCAGGAGAAGTGGGCACCCCTTCTCGACTATGAAGGTCTTGATCCTATCAAAGACTCCCATCGTCGTGCAGTAACTGCTCAACTCCTGGAAAACCAAGAAGTCGCTCTTAACGAAGAGAAAGAATTTCTTTACGAAACCCCAACTGTCAACACCAACTCAGGTACTAACCCTGGTTTCTCTGCTGACGCCGCTGCTGGTGGTCCTGTTGCTGGTTTCGACCCTGTTCTGATCTCCTTGATCAGACGCTCTATGCCTAACCTGGTCGCTTATGACCTCGCTGGCGTACAACCAATGACTGGTCCTACTGGACTCATCTTCGCGATGCGCTCCCGTTATGCCAACCAGTCTGGCACCGAAGCATTCTTCAACGAGCCTGATACCGCATTCTCCGGTCAGGACGCTGATGGCGATCGTACCAATGGATTCTCCAACGGTGCAGTTGGTTTCGGTACTACTGGTGGTACTGGTCTGACCGGTGCAACCAACCCTGCCGCTCTGAACCCAGAAGGCGGTCAGACTGCTACTACATATCCTGTTGGTCAGGGTATGCGTACAGACGACGCTGAAGGTCTTGGTGGAACTGGAAGTGCCTTCAACGAGATGGCATTCAGCATCGAGAAGGTCACCGTAACTGCTAAGTCACGTGCCCTGAAAGCTGAGTACAGCCTTGAGCTTGCTCAGGACTTGAAAGCCATTCACGGTCTGAACGCTGAAGCTGAACTCGCCAACATTCTCTCCACTGAGATTCTTGCCGAGATCAACCGTGAAGTCATCCGTACCATCTACAAGTCTGCTGAGTCTGGTGCACAAACCAACGTAGCAACTCTTGGTGCTTTCGACCTCGACACCGACTCCAACGGTCGCTGGTCTGTTGAGAAGTTCAAAGGTCTGATCTTCCAGATCGAAAGAGACGCCAACGCGATTGCCCAGCGCACTCGTCGTGGCAAGGGCAACATGATCCTCTGCTCCGCAGACGTTGCCTCCGCTCTGACCATGGCTGGTGTACTCGACTACACCCCTGCTCTGAACGCCAACCTCAACGTTGATGACACTGGTAACACCTTCGCTGGTGTTCTTGCTGGTAAGTTCCGCGTCTACATCGACCCATATTCTGCTAACGTTGCTGCTGATCAGTACTACGTTGCTGGTTATAAGGGTTCTTCACCTTATGACGCTGGTCTGTTCTACTGCCCATATGTCCCCCTCCAGATGGTTCGTGCCGTTGGTCAGGACACCTTCCAGCCTAAGATTGGCTTCAAGACCCGCTACGGCATGGTCGCCAACCCATTCGCTGCTGGTACTTCCCAAGGACTGGGTGCACTTCAGGCAAACGCCAACCGCTACTATCGTCGCGTCAAGGTTCAAAACCTCATGTGATTCTGTTCACATATTTCTGGGAGGGTCTTCGGACCCTCTTTTTTTATGCTAAATAGCTAAAAAACAATCCCATGGCTACTAGTTGTCACATCACAAGAACTAGCGTTGTCACCGGTCAGACAATGTATCTGGTAGAAAACCAGAGATGGTCTGATGACTTCGCTGAGCGTAAAATCTTTCCGTCACTGACTGCTGCTAACACAGTCATTGCCCCTACCACAAGAACCATTGGTGGTGTTGAAGTATCAAATGCCAATGGTGGTTTCAAGAATGCCACCGTAGTTGCAGAATGACCCGTTCCCCCTTTGCTAAACAGATAGAAAATAGAAATTTTCTATCACCAGTTGGTTTTAAATTTTCTCTTGGTAAAACACCAAAGGCTGACTTTTTCTGCACCAGTGCTAGAATACCAGAGTTGAGTCTACAAACAGCGACTCAACCAGGATATCTTAAAGATATTGATGTACCTGGAGAAAAATTAAGTTTTGGAGATCTTACCCTCAGGTTCCTTGTGGACGAGGATATGGTCAACTATATGGCGATACACAACTGGTTAACAGGTCTCGGTTTTCCAGAGACCACAAAAGACTTTGCAGACCTCACAACGGATGCTGATGGTCTCAAGAATCAGTTAGAGGAGCAGTTCAGTGATGGGAGTCTATCGATCCTGAACAGTAACTATCGTGTAAGTTCCATAGTTAAGTTTCAGGACTTGTTCCCAGTATCTCTAACCTCTCTTGAGTTCGATACCACACAACAGGACATTCAGTACTTTACAGCAGAGGCAACTTTCAGGTATACTGTCTACTATATAACTGATTCGGACGGCAGAACTCGCCTATGATGGACCTTGATAAAATTCAGGAGATGTGGCAGAAAGATTCTGTCATTGACCCTGATAACCTACATGATGAGTCACTAAAGATACCGCAACTTCACTCAAAGTATTATACAATATACAATACTATTTCACTTCTTCGAGAGAAAGCTAGAGATAGTTACAGACGTGTAAAGTTAGAACGGTATAACTACTATACAGGTAAAGCACCAGCGGAAGCGTATGTAGAGGAACCTTTCCCCTACAAAGTTCGCGAAAAAGATGCTATTCAAAGGTATCTTGACGCTGATGAAAAACTGACAACTATCGATCTAAAGATTCGATACTATGATGTCCAAATGAAATTTTTAGAAGAGGTCATCAAAACCGTTGCTAATAGAACCTTTCAAATTAAAAACGCCATTGAGTGGCAAAAGTTCCAAGCAGGATTCTAATGAAAGACGAAGAATGGAATTATCAAGATGAAGAATTTGATGATAGTCTTCCTTATATTGAACTTCAATTTGGACCAGAAGATTTATATCATGTATATGAATG